TATCAAGTATCATTCCATAGTCCATGTAAGCGTCCATCCAACGCAATACACCATCTCTTTTCTTTTGTGCTTTAGGACAATTAATGTCTTTCCAGTCACCTTCCCAAACACCCTTACCAATTTGGAAACCACCAGAGTCACCTAGTAACCAAGTGTTTTCTCTATCTCTGTTACGCACCATATCTTCTTTAGGTACATGTTTAGTTGTATCTAAGTCAGCATGTCCTGCAGAATAGAGCGTCCATTTATACTGAAACGCTCCTTCATTCTTATTGAGATAGTTAAGTGTCTCAATACCGTTAGCAAAGTTACTAGGAATGCGAGCTTTGTCGACATATTCATCATACCGCTGTTTACCTACATAAGTTGCATAAAAACCACTTAGTGCAGGAAGAAAGTGGGCATAATCATTTTGCGCGGCAGTTAAATCCTTATTCATCAATTACTTGCTCTGCGCTGGAAGAATATAATCGTATGTTGCAATACCACTGTCTACTGTAATTTTCATTGCGCCTTGATCACTAATACTCATTGTTAAGTCACCATCTAAGCTCAAAATGCTTTGCACCTGTGCTACTGGCCACGACCATGTATGCTGTAATGCACCTTCTACACCGTGTTGGAATACAAACTCACCAGCATGTGTACTAGCATCGCCAAAGCTAAAGATCAAGTTACTGTCTTTAGTTGTTACATTAAATGTAGGCTCTTCCGAATGTGCCGCACTCATTAACTTCATACGTTGAATTGCTGCCTGTGTAGGGGCAATTTCTACATTCCAAGCTGCGCCTTTAAACTTAACAGTTTTAAGTTTTTCTTCAATGATCGCTTTATTCATAAAGCGGTAATCATTTTCAAAGTCGCCAGTTGCATTTTCAAAGTGAATGTGTGTTGGAATAGTTTCACCATTACGCTCTGCTTTCACAATATCGATCTTTGCATTTTCTTTGTATTCAGGATTCTTTAAGTGTAATGCTAACTTATCTAAGTTAGGCATACCAAATGTACCTTCAGCTACACTGTGTTGCGAAGTTGCGTTAAGAATCACACTTCGATCATCTGCCATTGAGTCAATGACAGTGTCACTGCCACCTGTTACTTTAACCAAGCTCAAGAAGCCTAGTGCGTGAGTATGTGCTACTACGTCTTGTAAGATATCTTTCATGTTATTGTTTCTCCATCGAATAAGTTAATTATATTGCCTTTATTGCCATTTGTCAAGAACTTTTCTACCGAGTATTTAGGTTTAAAGCCTAGAGCTGACATTTTTTTTGTATTAGCGCAAGTAAACTCACGCTCTCCTGGGGTATTTAGACGAACTGGTAAGTTTGGTGCTAAGTCTCGGATCCTAATAGGATTTCCCGTACCGATATCAATTGTGCCTTTTATATAAGAACTATTGATTAATAATTCAACAGCATCACATACATCTTGTACATGTATAAAATCTCTGTGATGCCTTGTTACGTATTCTAATGTGCCGTTACGTAACTTGTTGAAAAACATATTTTCTCTTGGACAAATGTCTGAGTAAACTGTATGGAAACGCATACCTAATGTATCTGGGTAACGCTCTGCAAGTTCTTCTAATACATATTTTGATGCCGCATAAGGATTTAAGTCAGGCTCGTATGCACTAGAAGAACTTGCGTATAGTATACGTGTATCTGGATATGCTTCAAATAAACGTCTACTTGCCTCTATATTGTTAAACCAATATCCTGCAGGATCAGTTAAGCTCTCACGTACACCACTTTTACCTGCAAGGTGTATAACAAGATCAATATTCTTCGGCCATTGTACAATGTTAAGTAAATCTTGTTCTTTACCGTTCTTTGAATCAATACCAATTACTTCGTATTTCTTATTCAATAGTCGATTGCCGAGTGCAGTACCAATAAATCCTAAATGTCCTGTAAGTAAAATACGCATTAGTTTGCAATCCGTTGCTCTTGGAACCACGTTAAGTATTCCCAAGTTTGTTTCCAGCTTATTACAGGCTTTGCATGACTAACTAGTTTTGAAAGTGAATAATCATTGCCGCCTTCAAACATAGCATCACCAAAGAAATAAATGTGGTCATTTTTATCAAAGTCTGTAATAATCTGACTTTTGTCTGCACCCTTTGGTGCAATGTCTATTCCTGTTTCCCCACCAACTGTTGCTTGTAAGTCCGGAAACATTGTGTTAAATGCAGTTACAATAGTTTTACGTTCGTTTTCAAACGTATCGTAAGCTACATATCTCGCACGTTCTTCAAGATTAGCATTGCGTCCTACAATACTAAAGTTCACTAGTCCTGGACGTTCTTCAATGTGATTACCTGTACGTATAGTAAATGGACTCTCATATTCACAATTAATTAAAAATGTTCTTGCTAGTGCAGGCAATGTCCAATCAGTAGTTCTTATATTAGTACTACCTTCATAAACATCATTACCTGAACAGTTATAGACACGTTTACACATACCATATATAACATTACCAACTTGTTCAATTGTTTTTGCTCTGTCACTACCTGTAACAAGATAGACTTTATTTAGTGTACAAAAGTCAAAAAAGAATTTTGAAAAATTCTCATCTATCTTACCACGACTTGGAGTAAGAGTGCCGTCAACATCAAATACAAATTTATTAATTTTTTCTTTTTTCATGTGCGTTCTCTTTTTGCTATGCGATTACGCAAATCACTGGACGAGAAGCGGTGATCTCTTTTGTTGAAGTGTAGCTGGATACCCCGCTTCTTGCAAATATCCTTGCCCGTAAAATCCTTTTCACGATACTCTTCACCTAATATTCTAACATCTATTTGATACATTGTCAAGATATCTTCTAGGTCTGCTTCAGTACCGTACGGAATAATTTCATCTACATATGCTACTGCTTTGAGTTGTGTGTAACGTTCAACAACAGTTTGTATAGGAGAGTTCTTATCTGCTCTATCCACACTTGGATCAACTTGTAATCCACAGATAAGATAATCGCATTGTTCTTTTGCTTCACGCAACATTTGTACATGTCCTGCATGAAGTAAATCAAATGTACTACAAGTGAACCCTACTCGCATTCATCTTCCTCCTTGTATCTTATGCTTTCAATAATATCTAACAAAGATTGTATTTCTTCAGCGTCTCTTTCCGTATCCAATTCTATTTCTAATTTAATTTTCATATTTGTAATCCTTGGACCAAATTCATAGCAACCGCTGTGCCACTAATAGCTGATCCTATCATAATTGCTCTATCACCCCACGTCATGCCAACAAATACCCAACCACATGAGCTAAGGACATATAGTGTTTGTCCGCAGAGTGTCCATCCTGCACTGAGTGTAAATACACCCAATACTGCTAGTATCATACTAGCCCATTTAACGTACCAGTCAATAGTTCCAGTTGGTGTAGTAGGAGTGAGGTCTTCTACTTCTGCTTGTACTTGCGCAAGTTCCTCTTTGAGTCTTTTGCGTTCAATATTAAGTTCCATAGCCAGCTTGCCTGCTTTAGACATTGTGCTGTCTTTGTATCTATCAACAGTTTCTACATCAAGTTCAGTTTCAAGTGAATGATCGCTCATATCAATCTCCAAAGTCAAACAAACTAGTAAATGTGTTGTGACGCTTAGTATCTTCTAGTGGATAGTTAAGCACACCAATCAAGTTGTCTAGTTTGTTGTCAATAATAGTTTCCGCCATAGCCGCATCATCAAATGGCAATTCTTTGAACCAATCTGGAATACGTAATTCATCTGTTGGATACGCAACACTTGTATATCCCAGCGGATTCTGTTTTAGTTTACACACAATAACTTTCATGCCGTCAACAATCTCTTGCGAGTATTTGTCACCGTTCATACGCTTTAGTGTGTTCCAGTTAATACTTGCTCGAACGTGTCCAGGCATGTTTGCTTTGCCTTGCTTTTGTTCAAGCCGCTGATAGTGTCCAATTTTGTTTGCACGTTTAGGCGAACCTTTTTCCCAACCAGGACGTTCTGAAAACTCTTTACGGAACTCTGTAATACGTTCTAGTACATCTTCTTGTGGAATATCAGTAAGTACCATTAGCAATAGTTCTTTCAAAAAGTCTTGCATAAACACAGGCGTATCTGATCTACGCAAGTCTAGGCCCATTGCTTTTACTTTACCTGCTTTGCCGTCGATGTCAGTTCTAAAACCTTCATTGTCGATTACTAGTGCTGCATAACGCTTCTTAGTAATATACAAACCAGATTGTGCAATAATTTCTCTACCTGCCGCAATAACATCGCTACGTGACTTTGGACAATGAAATGCTTGCATCATAAAGTCTGGAAATGTTGTATTTGCTTGCTCACATACTTGATCCATAAGTGCAATACACTTTTCTTTAGACCATTCTAGTTTGCCAGCATCTACATCATCTTTAAGCAAAGGCCAAGCACTAAAGTAACAAGAATCAGTATCACCGTAGATCATTGCTTTGCCTACGTGATCATATTCACCTGTAATGCAATTGTTTACTTCGGCACTCATGTGCTTAACAATACTACGACCTGTTAGTGTAGTAGACTGACCAATACGCTTATCATAAAAACGACACCCAGGATTGAGAATAGCGCCGTACAAACTATTAAGATTAATTTTTTTAACAAGTTGTCTTTTATCCCAATATTCAATTTCTGCATCAAGATTTGCATCTTTTGCTTTTTTTAGTTTCTTTTGTAGTTCTTTACGTTCTGCATACCAACGTGTTAAGATACCTGGAATAACACCTTCAAATTCGGTTGTAAAGATTGTACCATTAGCACTAAGCATCCAAGGCATTTGACTGTCAAATATAAGTTGATATATCTCTGCACCACTTAGTACATCAGTACGCCCGTCCTCCCAGTCAACAGTTAGTGCAATATCTTTGCGTTGTTTCATTACAGCTTCGTATTCTTCTGTGCTAAAGCGTCCTTCCCAACTGCCTGCAAAAGACTTTTTCTTTAGTGTCATATCTTCATGTACACGAGCTTCACTGATCTCAGGACGTATTTGTCCAATAATAGTTTCTGGAGCCATATTTAATGCACGAATCACACTTGGATACAGACTGTTCAAGTCCATACTAGCAATCCACTTGTGCAAGCCTTTCTTAGGAAACGCAACGTATGCACCAGCAGCCTGTGTGTTTTCACTATCGTCACGTTTTGGACGATTAGGAACTTGAAGTCCTCGATTATGTGCTTCGTTAACAATGCCTTGCTCTGTAACAGCAACAGCACCCATAGTAGTTTGTAGTAATACAGTGTTCTCGTGTGCAATTGAATTGCTAAGATCAATAAAGCGTAGCTTCTTGTCTAGTTTGTCAAGCAATGCAGTATCTTGAATGTTATATTCAATAAACTTACGGAAGTCGTTGTTGTATAATTGATCAAGTGTGCCTTCATATGGCACCTTGTTTTCACCAACTTCAATTTCACCAATAGCATCTAATCGATACGTGTGACGTTCTTCATATGTATACTTACGATACAGTTCTAAACTGTCTAAGTGTACACGACCTACTAAGTCAAACGTAACCGCTTGCTTCCCATACTTTTCATATTCACGTTTCTTAGGCAGTTGTCCCCACAGGCAAAATCTACGTGTGTCGTCTTTACTTAGTACACGCATCGTTCTGTTTACAGTATACGGGATATCATAACCTTCACTGTTCCAACCTGATAAAATATCAGCATCCTCAATTAGTGTTAAGAATGTGTCAATCATATCACCTTCACGTTCGAATAGCATTACATTGTCAATGCCTTCTAGTTCTTTTTCAGCTTGCTCCATTGTAAGTGTCTTCGGAGGCACTGCTAAACAGATCATTGTTTCCAACCATTGTAAGTATACACTTATAGAGGTGATTGGCATAAACGGATCTGCCGGATCAGCAAATCCTTTCTCTGGATCAAAGTCTGTCTCAATATCAAAGAAAGCAATGTTTAGTTTAGGAGCATCTTGATTAAGATAATTCTCGCTCAAACATTGGAATATAGGATTAATGTCGCTTTCAAACAAGTTCTTACCCTTGTTAATAGCAACTTCTTTGCGGAAGTCCTTTGTGTTCTTACACACAATACGACTTAGAGGATCACCGTACATACTCTTGTACTTGCCTCTAGGATCTTCATAATAAAAAGTGTATTTTGCTTGATATTCACGGAAAGTTCTCTTTCCGTCTTTGCGTTCGACTACTCGAATAATATCTTGATCGCGATCAAACATCGCATCAACGTATGGCATTTATTTCTCCTTGTTGTTTGTGGCCAACATAACCTTTAACCTGTTCGTAAGTGAACGACTCTAACATATATATGCTATCATATAAAAAATAGTTGATATAATGAATATGCATTCATTGCTGTAAACCAACTACACAATACAATAACAAATGCTGCTTTTCTAATTACAGCACTTACAATACCTAGTATACTACCTATAAGATACATTGGAACAAATGTCTTGGTAGCAGGATCTAAGATAGTAAAGGCCAAAACAGCACTTGCACTAATAAGCAATACTGCTTCAACCATTTCAGCGTAAAACGCTACCGGACTAGTTTTATAACTTTCTTTAAAGAAATGTCCTATTGTTTTAATCACTTATCGTAACCTAATGTAGTAATAATTGTTTCTAGATCATCATATGCATCAGCATGTGAATCCCAATCACGTTTTTGTGCAATTTTAATTGCTTTGTTAATAAGACTTGGTTTGATATCCATTTCTTCTGCAACAGCTTTTACTGTTTCTTTTAGACCTGTGTTTAGATCTTCTACTTCCTGCAATACTGTTACGCCTTCTTTGACAAGACGTTCTAATTTTGCTTTTTCTTCTGCTCCGTAGGTGCGACTACCCATTACTATTCTCCTATTAATAGTTTATATTAAGTTATATTATATGATATATTTAGAGGTTTGTCAAGTGTTTAAAACACTTTTTTGTTAAATGTTAGATTGAGATTTACTAATTGCATTTAACTTTGCCCATAACTCGTCTTTGATTGACTCGGTAGCATAGTTTGCTTTGTGTTTTATTTTGCCAGCTTTGGCATCTTTTTTCTTATCTTTGTGTGCGCCCATTGCTCCACTCTTACGCAAATCATTCATATACTGTGCATTAGGATCACGAGCTTTAATAACTTTATCTTTAGTTGCTTCTGCTAACATTATTTCTAACTGTGCAACACGAGCTTCTAACTGTGCAATTCGGTCGTCATCTTCGCCTACAAGTTTATCTTTTAATGGATGTTTAGTACGTCCAGGCTTTGCACTAGGCATTGGATCTTTACCCTTTGCCTGCCCTGCTGGACCTTTCTTTTGTGCTTCGGTAAGTGTAACACCTGCTAGTGCAGCAAAGTCTGTAACGCTATAGTCTCGATCCATTTCTAGTGAACCTTGTTGTACTTCTACACTTTCTTGCACATAATTTACAGTCTCTGCAACACTTTTCTGCGGTTGCCCACCTGCTGATTCGGTTAGCTTACGCAAATCTTCTGCTGGATCGCTTGGATCTAGTGCAAATAATTTGTGTTGTAGTGCATTAAAGTCCATACTAGTCTTCCCAAATTTTTGCTAGTCGATTACCCATTGCTCTAATTGCTTCTGCATCAGTCATTTGTGATTGTGGCTTTTGAGGTTCAGTTGTAGAATTTACTAGTGGCGCTGATATTGTGTTCGACTGCATTACAGTCTTCTCACGATTACCTTCTACTGCATTGAATATATCATTTGGGTTTATTGGTTTATACATGCTATTCCTTAGTCACATTTACACGAGCCTGGTTGGCCACGTGGCACACCTGCTACTTTTTTACAGCCTTTCCAGCACTTCTTGTAGATTTTGCTGTTGCCGTGACGCTTACCTTCTTCTAGATTTGCAAGTTCTGTCATCTCTGTTTTAGTAAGTTTTTCCTTACCACATTCTGAACATGTTGATTCGGCCTCAGTAAGTTTTGATGCCAATCTATCTTGGAGTGATTCTTTTCTAAGACTAGTTTTTTTCTTTTTGCCACTTGCTTTACCAGCATGTACTGCTTTACGGTGCGCAGCTGATTTAAACTTACCTTCTTCAACCTTTGGATCATTACAATTGCAATGTTCGCAATCTGGTGGACATTTGCAATCTTCTCTCTTTAGTGTAGCACCGCAACATTTATCTGAACAATGAGTATCTTTCTTTGATTCTCCTAATTGTCCGCCATCGTGTGCCATATCATAATCAAGTGAATGATATACAGAACCTAAATAGTCTGCGGCTTTTGTAATTTTAGCTTGTTGCCAACCTTCAATACCTTCAGCTTCAGAAACAGTTTTAAGCATTTCATGTAGTTTGATAGCATACTTTGCTAATTTATAAAGATCGGCGCGAGCCATTTGAACTTCATGGTCGCGTTCAGCAACGTCAGCTAGTTCACCTAATCCTTCTTCAATTTCTTGTTTTCTCATTGGTTGCTCCAATACGTATTATGTAGTATTTATGTTTTTTTCTTTGCTTTGGATTTCTTTTTTCTTGGCTTTATAGATCCGGTTCGTGTTAGTGTGCCAGGCCCACCGTTAACAAAGCCATTACCGCCGCCCATACTAGTTGCAACACTGGCAGATGTCATCTCTGTCGTTTCTTTAACTATATCTGACATTTTCATTGTATTTTCCTATCGTCTAGTATATCTTTCATTACATTGCTTGCTGTATCTGTAAAGAAACGCGGAGCAACTGCGTGTATAACAAGAGTAGGCACTATCAGTTGTAGCTTAATAGCGGCAGTTAGTGCAGCTTTCATATGTTCTAATCCTGTTTCACCTTTTTCATCTAGGTGTAATTTACATTGTTTACTAAACATCATTTCTTCTTTCCGCTTTTCATATTCGCACACCAGTGATACATTTTAGCCTTCTCACCACTTGCGTTCTTAGCACGTTTGCGTAGTGCAGTTACACTACCATTGCAACTAGCACCTGAACGTTTTACACGCCCTGGTCTACTTTTGCCTTTTTTCTTACCATCAGCAAAGTTTTCATCTACGTGCGCATCATCACCTGGCTTATCAGCATCCTGTGTCTTGTAACCTGATTTTTTAAGACCTTTCTTAAGATGATCTTTTTCTTTCTTGCCGCCAAACGGAACAATCATTACATCCGGTTCGTCTCTATTATCACTCTTTTTAGCAGTTGATAAGTTAGAAATAGTTTTTCCTACACGTAAAAAGTCATACGCAGTGTCTGATTTTGTTAAAAATGTATTTTTAGGATTGTTAATAGCTTGACCTTCAACCATGCCTAAGTTAAATGCAACATTAGTTGACTTACCTTTTACTTTTTTACTTAGTGTAGGCGGACGCCCGTCTTTGTCTACTTTATTGCCAAACTTAGCAGCCTGTTTTGTAACTTCGTCAGGACCTACGTCAACAGTTTGATTCTGTTTAGTAATACGTCCAACAGCTTCTAATAATTCATTTACTTTCATTACCAAACCTTAATTACATGAAAATCAACTGGTTTTAAAAATTTAATTTCATTTCTACGTTGATTCATATCTATAAAAACAAAGTGCTTTGGGCTAGTTCTAACTAACTTCTTTGCTCTATATCTTTTTTCCTTCCAAGTTTCAGTTCTAGCACCGTCTTGATGTATTGTTACTGTATCAGCTACCCAAATAATAAGTTCGTATTCTTCAAGCCAAAACTCGTTCCACCACTTTTTTATTTTACTCACTTTTTATTACGTCCTCTAAAAGTATGTCCTGTCATATAAGGTTTTGAAAACCATAATTCAAACCATTCTTTATCGCCCGGCTTAATGTTATTTGCTTTTTCTTTTTTCTTTAGTTCTGTAGCAGTTTGGCTCATGTCTTCAAGAGTGTATTCTGTATACCCTTTGAATTCATTTACACCTGCTAGTTGTTTAAGCCTTTCAATATCCATTATTTTTTAGCCAGCTTAGTTGCAGTTGCATACATTACTGAGTCAGCATCTTTACCATAACGCCTTTTAAATCCAGCCTTTCCTTTTTTCATACCTTTTACAATACGTTCTTTTTCTTTTTCTTCGCCTTTGCTAAGTTCACGCTCTGTTGTTGCAGGTTCAGTAACGCCCATACCTTTGCGTACAGCATCGTACATAGTTTTAGCAAGTCTCTTATCTGGAGCACCTTGTGCAAACGATTCTAAATCACCAACGGCTGCTGCTGCTCTCATTTTACTTGCACTCATTCCTTCAGCGCCGTCGGCATCTGGATCACGCTCTCCTGCGCTTACTACTTTAATTGAATTAAACTTAAAGGGAACATTACCTGCTTTATCTGGTTGTCCGTTATATGTGTTAAACAGCTTTTGAAAACTATCTACTCTATCACTGCCTGCAATAAACACGACATCAGTATAGCCTAGACTCTGTAGTTTTTCTAATGCTTGTATAGGAGTACGTACTGCTTGATGTCCGATATTAATGCCGGGAAAAAATTGCTTTGCTAACTTCATTTTAGTAGCAAAGTCTAAAGGATCTGTTTTAGGTTTTTGTGTTTGTGACAAGAAAAGATAGTGATCACCTTCTTGTGCTGTAATAGCATCTACAAGTTTAGCATGACCTATTGTGGGTGGGTTAAGACGTCCAAATGCAAGAACTGCCTTTTTTGCAGGTGCTTCAAACAGTTCTCTCAAAAACATTAGTATGCTCCATCTTTGATTTGCTTCATTTCCTCGCCGTATAATTTGTGCATAATTAACTGCTTATCTTCTGGCTTAAAAACGTTTTCAGGAGAACCTAATTTAAATTTTTTACAATAAGATTTCATTCCTTCTGTACAAGAACTTTCTAAACAACTACTTTCATTAGGTGTTTCACCTCGATCATACGAGTCTTTCATTTTCATTATTGCTGGGAATAAAGATTTGCGATAGAACATAGGATCGTTACGCATGTAAATACATACATCATCAACTACATCAAACGGTAGTCTATCATCCATAGGCTTTGCAAATTCATCAATACGCATATTACCACTTCCTACATGACCAGTAACGTGCCTTTGTGCGCGGTCCTGGATTATCACAGTTATGTCTTGCTCTAAAGCTCTTACGTCTTTTAGGATTATTTTTCTTAATGCTCATTGCTTTGCCTTTAACACTTGAGCCACCGTGTCCAAAGTTTACTTTTTTTACATTACCTGTTTTAGGATCTTTGACATACACTTTGAACTTCTTAACATCACCTTGCATAGGCTTACCAAGTTTGACTTTACGTCCTTGATACTCTGCTTCGTCCATTGGATCATCGTCTAAGTTGTAATGTAGCATACCGTATGCTTCAAAAAACTCATCATCGTCATCATATGTTTCTTCATCAACATAAGATCCTTCTGAACCCATTTCAATATCAAAATCTTCGTAACCATTTTCAAACATAACATTTGCTAATCGATTAGCATATTCGTCTGCTTCTGATTCTGTTAATTCACGAGGTAATTCAAATTGAAATACAGTACAGTCTTGTGCTGTTTCATATATTTCCTGTGAAGGAAAGATGCTTTCATCTAATTTAGATGCACCTTCTACCTTATCCATTACTACTCTTACAAAATACTCCATTTTAAATCCTCAATGATTAAGTTGTATTGAATTTACTGTGCCGTCAGTCCAGCTACTTACAACAACCCTTACCCATACATAGTTACCTGTAAAGTTTTTTATATGTGAGCCAGTTGCAATCGCGCCATCGTTTGCAAATCCAATAGTTTCATGTTCTGTTGCGTCAAGTGTGAACCAATCAGCATCTACAGGATTAGTTGCAAGAGTTGCTTGCATTTTAATCTTACCCTGAAACCCAGTTATATTGTACTGTACGGTATGAAATCCGTCACTACGACCATAATAGCCGTCGCCTTTAAACTTCTCTCCAGTTACAGATTCAATCGTACTATCCCCTGGATGAGTTTGTGCTGTTAATATTGTTTCACTCTGTGCCATATAACTATTTATCTATATTGTTATTGTAAACCAATTTGTCGATTCGCCGTATAGAAGAACCGGCTAGCATATATACAAGTTGCATTACCCGTTCATCTCTAATATACATGTAATAGCCATTTAGATGTCCGTCCTTTATTAAATAGTCTAATGCTCTATCGCCTATACGTGCTTTGTCTTTATTAGCCTCTATCCAATCCACAAAGCCACCGGGAACTTTATTAGTATTGAACCATACTTTTAATGGAAACTGTGGAGCAGTATCGACAATTACAATATTTTCTTGTTGCTTTAGCAACTCAATTTCTTCTGAACGTGGCTCCCAAAATTCTTCAGCACTAACACGCATTTTGTTTATTATTCTTACTAATAAACTACGATCATTAGTGTAAAGAATAAGAGTCATGTAGGGTGAAACTCTTATTTTATAGTTATTTGCAAGTTTTAAGCATGAGTATACATCTTTAGCATCTAGATAATCATCAATATTTAACGGCACTTCGGTCCTAAATGCTTTACGAGTAAGAGGAATATTATTTCTATACTTTTCTGTGAGAATATCTAGTTGTTCTCTAGCATATGATAGCTTACCATTCTTTTGCGACTCACTCCTAAACATAGTACAAAGAGGATTGTGGAGTACTAGTTTATACAAGTACTCCCCATAATGTAGTTTACGAGTGTCATGCAGTTTGAGTTGTTTTTGTGGATTCATTCGACACTTCTAACTTTAAACTATCATCAACAAAGTTAATATTTATAGTGCCGCCGTTCTTCAAATCACCAAATAGTATTTGTCTAGACAGTGGACGTTTAATTTCTTTGTCGATCACACGCTGTAATGGACGAGCTCCGTTTTTAGGATCAAATCCTTTATCTACTAAGTAATCAAGTGCTTCGTCAGTGACAGTAATATTGATATTTTTATCAATAACCATATTTTTAAGTTCAAGTAAGAACTTACCAACGATTTTCAACATTACTTCTTTGCCTAATTTAGCAAACGTAATCACACCGTCAAGTCTATTTCTAAATTCTGGTGCAAAGAAACGTTTAAATTCAGTATCTTCATAGGTAAAGTCTTCTTCGTCACCAAAACCAATAGCGTTTTTCTCTGCTTGTGACGCTCCTAAGTTAGTTGTAAGAATAAGTGTACAGTTACGTGCATCGGCTTCTTTGCCATTAGAGCCTGTAACCATGCCATTGTCCATCAACTGTAACAAAATTTGTGAAACATCAGGATGTGCCTTTTCAATTTCATCTAAAAGCAATACACAATTAGGATTTTCTTGCAGTCGAGTAATTAACTGTCCTGCATTATCTTCATGTCCAACATATCCTGGAGGTGAACCAATCAACTTAGCAACACTATGCTTCTCCATGTATTCACTCATATCAAAACGTACAAGTTTAACACCTAGATTAGATGCAAGTGCTTTTGCAGTTTCAGTTTTACCTGTGCCCGTTGGACCCATAAACACAAATGCACCTACTGGTTTATCATCTGGCTTTAGTCCTGCTTGGCTAACAAGAATTTTATCTACAATACTTTCAAGTGCTTCGTCTTGACCATATACAACCTTCTTTAGATTTTCTTCAAGGTGCATAAGATTTTCACTTTCTTTCTCAGCAACTTGTTCTGCAGGCATATTAATAATATTAGCAAGCTCATATTGTATATTAGCTTCAGCAACAATTTTGTCACCTTTATGATCGTCGTTTAATTTGAATCTAGAACAAGCAATATCAATTAAGTCAATTGCTTTGTCCGGCAACTTCTTATCTGATTGATACTTTACACTTAATTTAACGGCAGCATCAATTGCTTCTTTGCTAATAATTGTACCATGATATTCTTCATAATACTTTTTAAGACCATTCAAAATATCTTTAGTTACTTCGGGTGTTGGCTCGTCAATTGTTACACGCTGGAATCGACGCATAAGCGCACGATCTTTTTCAAAGTACTTGCGATATTCTTCCCAAGTAGTTGATGCAACAACTTTTAAGTCACCTTTAGTGAGTGCAGGCTTTAACATATTTGCTAAGTCATTCGAATTACCTTGCCCACCGGCTCCCGCACCATTCATCATGTGTGCTTCGTCGATGAACATAATTGTTTTTCCTTGCTTTGTAAGTGCTTGTAGAACTAATTTAAAGCGTTCTTCAAAGTCTCCACGATATTTACTACCAGCAAGCATAGCACCAATGTCTAAGTTATATACTTTATATTCTTTTAAGAAGTTAGGTACATCATCTTGCTCAATTTTAAATGCAAGTCCTTCAGCGATAGCAGTTTTACCAACGCCTGGATCACCTACCATTAGTACATTATTTTTTGCTCGACGTCCTAGTGCTAATGCTAGTTTTTCTAGTTCATCCGAACGCCCGATAATAGGATCAACCTTGCCACGCTTTACTTGATCGTTTAGATTAGTAGTAAATGCACGTAATGCTCTACGTGCTTCGCTTGAAATCTCTTCACTTTCAGTTTCTAATTCAACTTCGTTGTCAATAAACGATGCAAACTTAGACTTCTCTACACCGCCTTTTTCTAAGAAATAAACAGCAATACTTTTCTTTTCAGATAATACAGCAAGTAATACGTCAGCAAGTTCAATATGACTACGACCAGCAAATAAAACTTGTGTAAATGCTCTGTTTAACACACGTTCTACTGTAGAAGTCTTTTTTGGCTTAAACTTATCAGCATCAGTCTTGATATCATCACAATTAGTTTTAAGATGATGTTCAAGATTGGCTTTTACATAATCAACATCAGCACCGTACATATTCATTACATTTGTAAAGTTTTCCTCACAGAACATTGCATATAACAAATGTTCTAATGTTACATATTCGTGCTTTAATTTTTGTGCGTCTTTAATACTCTTATCAAATACAAGTTTTAATTCGCTACTTGGCTCGACCATACTATAAATCCTTTAATTCATTTTTCAATTGTGTTACTTTATGTATAAGACTCTCGTCTTTTATTATCGGAATGTGCGCATTAACTGTAATGTAAACATTTCCTCTTTTGCCTGTTTGTAGGTTCGGTATTCCGTAACCTGGTATATTAAACGTTTGACCTGGTTGTGTGCCTTTTGGTATTTTTAATTCTAACTCTTTTTTATCTAACGTTTTAACTATTATAGCACCTCCTGTTAAAAAGTCAAATACATTTGTGTCTATTTTTGCAATTAAATTATCACCATCTCTAGCCCACTGACGGTGTTTGTTTATATGCATACGTACATTTAAGTCACCTCTTGGAAAACGTGGATCGCCATTATCGCCTAACCCTTGATATTTTATAGTATCCCCATGTCTTGCACCAGGTGGTACATCTACAGTAACAGTTTCTAATTTTCTATTTGACAGTGTGTACTGTATAATTAAATTTTTGCCTAATAATACTTCTTCTAGATCAATCTTTGCCTGTATTGTTATATCTCTATTTCTCGGTGTTGGTCCTCTCCCGTGTTGCCCTGCAGGATTACGTCCAAATATGTCTTCAAATGGTGTGCCTGCAAACGGGTTACGACCTTGTTGGAAATGTTGTGAATTAAAAGAAAAATCTGGACCAGGATTATCGTATTGTTGACGCTTTTGACTATCACGCAACGTTTGATATGCTTCGTTTATTTTTTTAAATTCTTCTTCGTTGCCGCCGCGGTCAGGATGATGTTGCATACTTTTCTTTTTGTATGCTTTACGTATATCTTGTTCGGATGCATTTTTAGGAATTCCTAAAATAGTGTAATAGTCCATACACATACTTATCGCACGGACTATTACATACAGTTAGTACTGGTTACTTTTTATTTGAAAATGCCTGTCCACCAAAGAACGCTGCTACAATTGCTGCAACGGATACAAAGTATGTTGCTGCCATGTCACCTAGTATCTTTGATGCCTGTTCGAGTCCAATCAAAACTGCTAATACAACAGCAAATGGATACAATAGCATACCAAATAGTGCAAACCAAGCCATATTGCGCTGTGCATCACGCATAGCATCTGCGTCTTCTAGCTCTTTACGTTTGAACTCCATGTACATTGCATGTTCTTCGTTAGATACTTTACCATCGCCGTTTGTATCTGCTGGATGATGCCCTGATTTTTTAATCTCTTCTTCACTCATTTGACTTTCCCTCTAGCTTTTTAATGCGAGCTTCTAGCTCATCAATCTTTTTTGTTACATATGGATACTTTTTACGCCATGCATCAACTGGTTGTTCAAACCATGTAAGGCCCCAACGTTCTACTAGCCAGTCTAAAAACATATCGAATTTAGCATAGCACCAAAGACCTGCTCGTGTGTTTCTAAAGTACGCTAAAAAAGCTGCACCTAAAAGTGCTCCAATAATACTTGTGTAAATCCACAGCGTGTCACTTAACAAGCTATCTATAAGTTGCATGTGTATTCTCCTACAACTATATTTATCGTAATTTAGTCGTTAAACGGGTTCAGTTTATCTATTAATGAAGTATTGCTCTGTGCTTCTTCTGCTGCATCTTTTGCTTCTTCTTGTTGTCTTGATATTTCTGCATTATCTAATGCGGTATTTGCAGCTTTGTAATAATTTTCATATGCTAGTATAATAGCTTGCTGTTGTTGTACTAATGCACGTACATCACTAAAGTTTAAACCTAAATTTTCATAACCTTTTGCGGTAAGAGCAAAGATTGCTAATGGCTTGCCACCGGATGTCCACTTAGCAATTTCCTCCTCCATGTTATCTTCAGTAAGGATAATCCACTCAATTTTGCGCATGTTGACAGTATCAACATTTGGAAGAATTAGCTCAGGCTTATCAACAGGTTTGCTTGATACTTCAATTCTCTGTGGCGCTGTTGAGCAAGCCGCGAGACTTATAAGTATCATAAAGCCAAGGACATTCGTTATTAAAACTTTTATCTGTCTTTGCATTTTTCTCTTTCTCCGTTAAAGGTGATCCTGATAGTAATTCAAAACATCTACCTGCATTTCTAGAACCACCATTGATTAATCTTTGTACTGATTTGGGTCTAGCAGCAGCAGTTAATTCTAAATCGTGTTCTTGCAACTTAGATGCAAGCTGATTATTTTGTTCTCTTGTAGCAGCAAATTCTGCATTAGTTTTTTTAAGTTCTTCATTGGCGGCAGCAAAATCCGCCGCCATTGTTTTTATAGTTTCTTCATTAGTTGCAACTGCTAAGTTTAATTTTGCATTATTTTCAGTTAATACGGCGATAGTGTTTTGGGTATCAGTATAATACCAATAACCTATTCCGCCCATCATTATAATAATTCCTATCATGATTTTTGCCATATATTTCTCCGAGCAATTGCTCTGTTATTTTATCCCAATAATTTACCTAATGTCGCAGGTCCTGCAACACCGTCAGCATCCAAGCCGTTTTCAGCTTGCCATTCTTTAAGTTTTGCTTCTGTTCCTGCGCCAAAAATGCCATCTGCGCCAACGCCTAATGCTTCTTGCATCATTTTTACGCCATCGCCTCTTGCACCTTTTCTTAGTACGCCAATATCGTCTAAATCAAAAGAGTCATCTTCATCGTCGCTATGGTGTGTTTCTACATCTTCACCTAGTGCTTCTAAACACATTTCCCAATGATGAATACGATCTTCAAGGCCAATGTAGCCGCCGTTAATCCGCTTAGTAAGGGTTTTAATATCCCCACTATCTGCGTAACGATTTAATTTGTTTGAAT